TACCGCGTAAGTATCAACCAAGATTGGGACGCACAACCGGCCGATATTATTCTTATGAGCTGGGGCGCTGATATGTCAAGCTCAGGCGGTGCTGGTGGCCACGTCGGAGCGATGATCGATGATACATACTTTATCTCTTGCGATTACTCAACGCAAGGCGCACCCGGGCAAGCTATCAATACCTATCCGTGGAATGATTACTATGCCTGGAATAAACCAGCTTATATCGAGGTTTGGCGGTATGCTGACACAGCACCACAGACGGACAATCGAGCGAATACAGCCGTACAACCTCATGAAAAGGCATACTATGAAGCGAACGAGGTTAAGTATGTCAACGGTATTTATCAAATCAAGTGCGATTATCTCGCGCCCGTTGGTTTTGACTGGACCGAGAACGGTATTCCTGTTTCGCTAGTGAATTGGGTCGATAAAGACGGAAACAACTTACCAGATGGAGCTGATAAAGACTTCAAGTCCGGAATGTTCTTCTCGTTCGAGCTAGATGAATCCCATATCGCAGATACCGGAAAAGGCGGATATTACGGCGGTTATTACTGGCGTCTTTTTGAGTTTGGACAATTCGGCCCAGTTTGGCTGTCATGCTGGGACAAAGACGATTTAGTCAACTATTACGAGTAAAGGGGTGATTGAATGAATCGCTCAAACTGTACAAACTTAAAGCAGTTTGAGGGCGGTCGAGTCGTCAAGCAGGGCGACTCAGCCTCCCTTTTTGGCTTTGCATTATATGACGAAAACTGGGTTCCGATTGACCTTGACGGGCAAGAGGCTACAATCCATTTTGTAAGTAAAAAAGGCAAAGCGACGTTTAGCGCTACTGTCCAAGGCTCGAAGGTATCGTTTAAGATTCCCAAAGTCTTGCCAGTCGAGAGCTATCTTGTCGAGGTTGATTGCGCCGGGTTCGTATTCCCAAGTGACCAGAGCGTCCGAGTTGATGTGGTTCAGTCAGCGGAGGAATACCAGCCGACAGAAGTGGTCGAGCTTGGTAAGGTCAGTTTGCGCGATGAGATCGCAAACTATCTTGCCGGACACACTGTACAAGCGTACAATGACGGCCCGCTAGTCGCACGTATCGAAGCCCTCGAAGCACGACCACAAGCCACAACGGTTGATCTGGGACCATTAGAAAGCCGTGTACAATCATTGGCCTTATCAGTCCAAGCGTTGGAAAATAAACCAGTTCCAACAGTTCAAACGCTCGATTTAGGACCGCTAGAAAAGCGCGTGAAGGCCTTGGAAGATAGACCAGCACCAACAACACCAGCGGTGGACTTGAGCGCGTATATGACCTCAGATATGGCTTATCAGACGTTTGCGACATATACCACGTTACAAGATAAAATGACTAATAACATTAAGAATAAGCACCTTGAGTTGGGACTTGACGCGCTGATTGATGAGAAACTACGCAACGGTGGCGATAACTTCCTTACTAGCCACCAAGCCAGCACAGCTTACGTTTCAAAAGAAGTGTTTCAAAACTTACTGAAACGTGTCGAAGCGCTCGAAGCAGTTCCTATATAATGTATTTTCCCTCCCATTTAGGGAGGGCTTTTTTTTTGTTGCCTTTCGCGTGATTTTCGCGTGATTGTTTAAGATAAAGTCATAGAAATACGATTAAATCAAGGATCTTTTTCGCGTGACAATCGTTCGAATAAATGAAACAGGATAGCAGTATATTTTAAAATGTGATATAATATAAGTGATAATCGAATACTATCACTTACTTGAAAACCACCAACGGCAATTGGTGGTTTTTGTGTTTATAACGGCAATTTCAAAGATTGTCTATTATAACGGCAATTATGCTGTTATTTACTTGAAAAAAACGACTAACAGTGCTACAATAATTGTACACGGATTTTAAACAATCTACTGAATAACCAAGTGTAGATAGGGTGACACCTTGCTTGGATTGTATACATAATTCCCGTTACGCTCTCCGTGAGATATTGCGGAGGGATAAGTAATTCTCTTTTGAGTAATTGAAAGAGACCATGAAGTGTAAGAAGATTGAGGGTGTATGCAGTATAGAGGTTGTGCGTAATTAGACCATTATCAGACGGTGGCGGTGACAATAGACGCTTTCAGTGAAAGAATAATCTGGGTAGGCCTTGCGTAGCAGTAAGAACCGAACTAGAAATGCTAAATTAAACCGTTTTGCACTTGAGGTCGAGGGATTGGCCAATAACACCAAAGATAAGTACAAGTAGCCCAAAATGTGCAGACGATGCATTAGGATGTATTAATGCTTAAAATATATTTCTGAATGTCGGGTGAAAGTTGGACGTAACCAGTCGTGCCTAGTCATTTAATCGCTACGGAAGTTATAGGGTCGCTCCTTATGGCTCAGACCGTGGTAGGCTATCGGTCAATAAATTGCGTACAATTGAAGTAGAGCGAAGGCTCATTTAGTTGATTGTTTAAAGTTCGTGTCCTTGCGTTTTGCAAGGTTTTTTATTTTTGTCCGAGGTTTTACTGAAAATCAAGATTATGTTTTGGTTTCCAAAATTGAAAAGCAAACAGGTCGAGGCGGTCACAACAAAGTTGACCACATGACAAATTTACTTTCTTTATTTGAAAATAGCGTAACCAAATTTATCAAATTTTCCAACGGATCACTATCTTGTCAGATGTGACTTGAACCTTATCAATCAGCTCTCTGACAATAACTTTTTGATTATCGTAAGACATATCAAGTACACTACTAGCATCTAATAGCTTTTCTATTTTCTGCCTTTTGCCCGCTTGCTCATCATTCGAGGCTTTTTTTATTTCAGCTTCCAGCGCGCTTCTTTGCTTGATAAAGTCTGAAGACTTGGTCCTCAATTCGTCCAGCGTGATCCTATCGTCCAGGTATAGATCGTTCAGCTTGCTTAATTTGAGTTTTAGGCTGTCTATTTGTTTTTGGATTGCCTGCTTGTCAATAGCCGGGCTGGTATCGCCCAAAAATAGCTCTTGTATTTTGTCCGGATCATTCTGAAGCTGGGCGATTCGTGTTAGTACATAATGCTCTAACAGTTCCATGTCATAGTATCCAGAGTCGCACCTTTTGTTGTCATTATAAACCGTGACACCCCTTGTCTTGCGCGGGTGTCGCTGGTAGCATTCATACCTTTTAAAGCGTGAGCCGTCTTTTCTTACTGCCCCTAAAATGACCTTGAGGGGCGCGTGACAGTATCCACATTGGGCCAACCCAGAAAGCATATATTTAGCCTGGAACGGTCGAGGGTTCGAGAGTTCTTTGGCCGTCTGCTGTCGTTTGGCCAGTTCTCTTTGTGTCTGCTCAAAATCCACTAGAGAAATTATGGGCTTGTGTGTACCCTGGAACGTCTGGCCCTTGTATTGGTTCAATCCACAATATACAGGGTTCGCTAGTATTCCTCTGATAGTGCGATAGCTCCAAGCTGGTTGTTTTGGGTATTCTTCATTGATTTTATCTCTTAATTTAGTTATTGACATACCAGCCAAGTATGAAGTGAATATTTCTTTAACTGCCAGGGCCTCATATTCATCGACAGTCATTGATCCCGTTTCTTTGTCGTAGTTGTAGCCGTATGAAGTTTTGGCCCACATCATAGACTTCCCGGCTTTAGCACGGCCTAACTTGCCCAGTTGCATACGCTCTTTTATCTGCTCGCGCTCTAGTTGAGCAAATACTGATAATAATCCTATAACGGCCCGCCCGAATGGTGTAGACGTGTCAAAGTTTTCCAGCAGGCTTACGAACTCGATATTATTTTTTAAAAATATATCCTCGATTAAGTAGAGTGTGTCCTTTTGGCTCCGGCTCAATCGGTCCAGCTTATATACTAATACTGTGTCAAATAGCTTGCTCTGGGCATCTTTTATCAATTGCTCAAGTGCTGGGCGCTCGGTTGTAGAGCCAGAGAAGCCTCCGTCTGTATATACTTTGTAAACGTGCCAGTCTTTTATATCGCAGTAGCTTTCCAGCTTTGCTTTCTGCTCTTCTATCGAGTAGCCCTCTTCCAACTGAGAAGTAGTTGACACGCGCACATATAACGCTACTTTATTCATTGTCTTTTCCCTCCATTTCTGATAAAATAGAGTATAGAAAGACGCCTTTCAAAATATTCATTTTGAAACCTTTCCTTATCTCGATTCCCTCACGCTCAGACTCGCCAAAGTTTGAGAGCGTGGGGCTTTTTTTATTTGTCTAAAATCATTTTACCGTCTTGCTCCTGTGCAATAACTTTCGCATTAACATCTAAAACGATAAGGTTTGGAGCTTTAAAGTTTGGGTCATACTGTCTAAGCTCATTCTCTCCGGACTGTTTTATTTTAAGCATACCGTCAACCATAGGTTGAGCCTGTTTAATCTGTTCATCGGTTAGGGCGTCCGAAATAGTGATTGCTATATCTTTCTCGGTTGAATTAACAGACGCTTTAGGATCAACTCCATGCACCCATGCTTTGAATTTTTCAACAAAAACATCATAAGCAGAACGTCCTTGTAAAACATCACTCGAAGAAGTCGAAGAAGTCGATACTTTACTTGATGATGAGACTTGTTCCGTGCTTTGTTCTTGACTTTGATCCGTATCTGCTTCTTGCTGACTGCATCCGGCCAATAATAGAGTGAGTGCTGCGATTGCTACGAGCGTAATCTTTTTCATTTTTTCCTCCCGGCTATCCCACTAGCCTATAAAATTCATCAATAACCATCAGTTCATCTGTCACTGATTTAAGTTTGTGTCGTTCCATAAAGTTTAAATAGTTAAAATCTTCCTTGTCTACTCTTTCCAGCTCCTCTCTTAAAAGCGCGTGTATCATGGCCCGGTTGGCTTCATTTTCGCACTTTATCGGGTTGATAATATAATTAGCCTTGGTGTGGTTTAAGTGGCCCAATTCGTGCAATATGACCCTTTTCTGGGCCTCTCTAGTTAGTGATTTGTTAACGAAGATAATCCTCATATCTGAGATTATCATTCCTGGCCGTGGCCATAGGTCGTTATCAAAGTAAGCAAGGGTGACTCCCTCACTATCGCATATTTCTTCTATCGTCATAATCTGCCTTTTAGATACCCCTCGATAATATTCTGTATAGCCACGATATCGCTTTCTGTTAGTGGCTTACCGTCGAAAGTCTTTGCGCTTTCGGCAAGTTTGCGCAGGTCTGTTTCAGAGTACCCTGTTTCAGTGGTTTGCTCTGCTTCATCTTCCCAACCCATAAGGTCAGCGGGTGAAATATTCAACGTTTCAGAAATCTTCTTTAGTACCTCTGGACCGACCTTTTCTATATCCCCTTTTTCGTATCTAAATATAGTTGAGCGAGAAACTCCCACGCGCTCAGCGAGGGTATCGGCAGAGATCTTCAATTCTTTTCTTCTTAATTTAATTCTTTCTCCGACGTTCATGGTTTTTTCTCCTCTTATATATTACACGTTAATTTTACATCTTTAGTTTCAAAAACGCAACAAGAAAGTTTCAAAAGTGCGATTTTTTTGTTGACAAACTTTTCTGGTCATGTTATACTTAATTCAACAAGTCGCAGAAGTGCGACAAAAAGAAAGGAGAATACATGGTTAATGTATCGAAGTTGAAAGGTAAAATCGTAGAACGAAATACCACGCAAGAAGAACTTGCAAGTAAAATCGGTGTTACCAAAAGTACGTTTTACCGCAAGATGAAGCGAAATGGCAACTTTTCGATCAAGGAAGTAAACTTGATCGTGTCAGCCCTCAATCTTTCAAAAGATGAAGCTATGGCCATTTTTTTTAGCGAGACAGTCGCGTAAATGCGACAATCTAGCGGAGTGAATAGAAAGGAGAAAGATGGCGGAGAGAAGAATGTTATCTAAAAAGATTTTTCAAAGTCGAAAATTTTTAATGATGCCGTTCGAAGCGCAAGCCCTATACACCCACTTGATTTTATCAAGCGATGATGATGGAGTGGTTGAGGCTTTTCCTATCGTCCGAATGATCGGAGCCAAGGAAGACTCGCTAGGGCTGCTGGTTGTAAAAAAATTCATCTTACCACTAAATGACGATATGGTTTACTTTATCACTGATTTTGAAGAACAAAACAAAATCAGAGCAGACAGAGTACAACCCTCACGCTACCGCGAACTGTTACTAGAAAAAACAGACATGGTAGTAGACGGCAAGCGAGTTACTGGTCAAAAAAAATACATTGACGGACAAGTGACGGACAAGTGTCTGACAAATGACGGACAAGTGACGGACAAGTGTCCGCATAGTATAGGTAAGGATAGGATAGTAGAGGATAGTATAGGTGAGTATAGTCTAGTAGAGTCAAGGTCAGATAATGACGATGACGCTGGTCAAAAATCTTTTTCAAAGATTATCAAAGACAGCAACATCAAAATTAATGAGCGTCACACTCAAATGCTAATGGACTATATCGCATTAGATCACTTTACAATCCCTATGATCCAGTACGCGGTAGAAAAGACTGAAGATGCAGGCTCTACCAGTTTTAACTATCTAAAAGCAATTTTAGAAAATTGGAAGAAAGAGGGTTTTACCTCACTTGAAGAAGTCGAGGAGCATGACCGTAAGAGGCTGGTTAAACAAACCAAAAAAGAAGCCAGCCCTTACCCTATCAAGAACCCAGTATTTAGCCCTTACACGGACTTGTTACCCTGGGAAGAAGATGAGGAGGGATAGCCTATGGATCTACCACTTGTCTATCACATTAACGAAGCTGAAACGTGTGAAATACATCAATGCTTCAAATGGTCATTAAATGACGATGTACCGCTACAAGACGAGCGGAACAGAACCTTTTGCCCAGAGTGTCAACGCGAAAAAATGGCGCGTGAGGAAGAACAGAAAATCGGTCAAGCTCACACAGCTACTATCTTGCGCAAGACTTACGACGTGCTGGATAAAAACAGCATCGTGCCTAGCGGACTAAAAGAAGCGAATTTTAAAAACTTTATGGTTACGAATCCAATTGACCGTGAAGCCAAGAATTACGCTTTGCGCTTGGTATCACATTACTTACACGACGGGAAAGGTAACGCTCTGATAATGGGCAAGGCTGGACGCGGTAAGTCGCATCTAGCTATGGCAGTAGCAAGTAAGCTAAACGCTGACTGGAAAGCGAACAAGCTACCTAAGAGCATCTTATTCGTTAACTTGCCAGCCTTGTTTATCAAAATTCAAAATTCTTTCAACCGTAAAGAGGGAATGACTAGCAACGAATGGCTAGAGCTACTAAAGAAAGTTGACTATCTGATCTTGGACGACCTTGGACGATCTGATAACGCACAATGGAAGCAAGACTTTCTATACAGCCTGTTAGACGAACGAGAAGCGACAATCATCACAACGAACCTGGTAGGGTCAGAGATGAAGTCACTCTTTGAAACTGGGCTAGTCAGCCGAATTACAAAAGGCGGACGGGACCTTTACTTCAAGTACCCGGACAACGCAGAAGACAGGAGAAAATTGCCGTTTTGATTGACAAAATGATTGAGGGCTTTGAAGCTACTTGCTACGAGCTTTCAGACGAATTAAAAACTAAGCTACTAGCGAGCGATCCAGATAGTGCTAGAGGTAAGATCATGGACCTGTACGCTTGCCGTTTAGCTGGCAGAGCATAAAAAATGGCCCTTTGGGAATGGGACCCCAAAAGACCAGAGATAAAACTTTTCTAAAGGAATTATAACAAAATGAAAACTAAAAATCAATGGCGACCGCGCATTATTAATATCATGTCAGACGGTAGCCATGTAGACAACCTAACAGGGTACACGATACCAAAAGATAGCGGATATTATAACGCGATCAGACGAATTAATAAGGAGATTTGAAATGTATAACGAAATTTTAGGGTGCATGACAATTGCAGGAACATTTTTCGCAGCAGGCTTCGCAGGGGCAGTATGGGACTTCAAACGCGCACAGCGTAAGAAAGCCCGTCAAGCTAAACAGGACGCAATTATGCAACAGTACGAGGAAGATCTACAAGAGAAATTCAACGAGGGCTACCAAGCATTTCAAGCTGATTTAGCTTACGCACGGAAGCACTCGCACTCAGATAACGACTGGAGCGCAGTAGATGTTTTGTAGCAAAAAAATTAAAGCGTTAAAACAAGAGATACGTTTTCAAAAAATCGACCTAGAAGGCAAAAATAATATACTTCGAGTAACCTTGAACGATAACAGAAGATTGCGGAAGGAACTGAACCAAAAAAACCAACTTTTGAAAAAGTATCAAGAAGTCTTAATGAGATATCAAGGGGAGGGTAAGCTATGAACGAACGCTTACAACTAATACTAGCCTGTATCAGAGTAGGACGGGCGAACGTGCTGACTACGCGCGACATTGCCAGAATGACGAACTTATCAGTACGAAAGGTGCGAGGTGGCATCGCAGAACTTCGGCTTAATTACTCAGTGCCTATCGTGGCCAGTCGTTCACTCCCACGCGGATATTATTTCGCGGAGAATGATGATGAGTACACAGCGTGGGTCTTGCAATACAAAAAGCAGATCAAGACTGAGCAGAAGCTACTGAACAGCTTGAAATCTACAAGCTGGGACAGTTACAAAAAATTAAAGGAGAAATGAAAATGAGTTACGAACAAATATCAGAATCAACATACTATCAAAATATGAGCTATTGGAATCAAGTCGCACAAAATTATAGAGCGTTAGGTGGCCTAGGAATTTGTGACGACGAAACAGGCGAAGAATTATATACAGTATAAGGAGAAACGAAAATGACAAATAACCAAGTGGCAGTTAAGACAACAGGAGACTTTCTCACAAACCCGCAATTACTGAATGCAAAGATTGTTAAACAGTATCTTGATCCGTCTGGCAAAGCCAGCGATGAAGAACTAGCTTACTTTATCGCAACTTGTAAAGAACGCAATCTCAATCCATTTACTAAAGAGGTTTACTTTATCAAGTACGGAACGAACCCAGCGCAAGTGGTCGTGTCAAAAGATGCCTTTATGAAGCGTGCTGAACAAAATCCAAACTTTGACGGGTTTGAAGCGGGTATCGTGGTAGAAACACCAGAAGGCGAGATCAAGCAGATCACAGGTACAATCCACAGCAAACATGACGAATTGCTAGGAGGCTGGGCCAAGGTCCATCGGAAAGATCGCAGTTTTCCTATAGAGGTAGACGCAGACTTTAAGGCTTACAACACAGGGAAATCTATGTGGGCTAAAATGCCAGAATTGATGATCCGTAAAGTAGCTCTTGTGTCTGCAATGCGTGAAGCATTTAGTGAAAATGTTGGAGGCTTGTACACAGCGGACGAAATGGAGCAAGCGCAACCTATTGATGTGACACCAAAAGAAAGCCGTGAGGAAGTCGTGAAGCGTAAACAAGCGCAGATTGAACAAATGAAACAGGAACAACCAAAGAAAGAGGTTGAACCAATCGCAAGCACGGAATACCCAGCAGAAGAAATGCCTTTTGTAGCAGAAGAACTACCAGAAGAGATTGATCTGCCATTTACTTAAAAAGGAGACTCGGATAATGAAAGAAGCAGAAACAATTAATCAGCTTGACAATATCCAGATCAATTTTGAACCCGCCAAGGTCGCATTTAGCGACTTTGGAGCGTTCGAGGCTGGGATCGAGCAAGCTATTGCTAAGTACGGGACATTTGATCTCGAAGTCAACACGATTGAAGAAGTCAAACAAGCCCGCACAGATTTGAACAAGTTGAGCGAGAACCTTGAAAAGCGTCGAAAAGAAATCAAGGGCAAGATCAACGAACCTTACGCAGAATTTGAAAAAGCGTACAAAGCGCCTTACAGCAAGCTAAAAGGCTTGATCGACACATTGAAGCAACAGATTGACGGCTACGAAGAAAACCAGAAAGCCTTGCGAAAAGATGCAGTGCGTAACTGGTTTAAAGAGAAAGCTCTTGAGGGCAATCTAAACCCAGAAATTTTTGAGCAATATCTGGACGGTTATACCAAAGCCGGACAATTTAAAAAGGACAGCTTCCAACTGTTAAAGAAAACAGAAACAGAGTTAGAAGCTATTGTACTTGCTGAATTGCAAAAGCAAAATCAGAAAGACCAAGATATCTCAATTATCAGTAACCAGTGTGCAACTCATAACATCGGGCCAGCTACTTATATTCGGGCCTATGAAAGCGGTCAGACACTCGCAGAGGTGCTTGATAGTATCACTGCAGATGTCGAGAGTGCCAAGCTATTCAAGGAGCGCCAAGAAGCGCAGAAGCGAGCAGAAGAAGAACGCAAGGCAGAAATTGAGCGTATGGCTAAAGAGCAAACAGAAGCAAGTATCAAGGCCTACGATGCAGAGACTGGCGAAGTTATCGAAGATCAACCAAAACCAGAGCCAGCAAGTGACAAGTATGTGACTACCATCAAATTCTGGTTTGACTTGAAGCAAGCAAAACAATTTAAAGAGTGGTTAGACACTCATGATATCAAATTTGAAACAGTGGAAGGAATGAAAAAAGTATGACATTCAAAACAAGTGATCTACTTAACTATAGACAACTTTGGTGGCTTGATAAATTTCTAATCGGCCATAAAGGATACATCGCTGGAGGATGTTTCAAAAACATATTCAATAATGAACGTGTTAAAGATTTAGATATTTTCTTCGAGAGCGAACAAGATTTTATTGAGGCTAAAAAGTATTTTAAGCAACAAATGAAAGATAAACCCCAAGAATGGCGCTTTTCTTACGAGAATAAAAACTGCTGGTCAATTTATTCAACCAAAGAAAAAGTTCGTCTTGAACTTATTAGAAACACATACGGAAAACCTAAAAATGTTATTTCAAATTTTGATTTCACAATAACTAAGTTTGCTTATTACAAAAATTATGACAATTTGGACGAAGAAAATTATATGGCTGTTTTTGAAGTCATATTTCATGAAAACTTCTTTGAGCATTTACATACAAAAAGGTTGGTCGTAGATGCTCGTCTGCCTTACCCAGTCAGCACTTTCAACAGAATATTGAAGTATGCCAAATACGGCTATCAGCCATGTAAAGAAACAAAAATAAAAATTGTCACAGAGTTGGCCAAACTAGACCCCGAAAATGAAAAAGATTTTGAAGAACAACTCGGTAAAAGTTTGTATGAAGGGATGGATTAAATGTTAAACAACGTATCACTAGTTGGAAGACTTACAGACAATGCAGAACTACGTTACACGCCAAGCAATCAAGCAGTTGCCACCTTTAGACTGGCAGTCAATCGTAATTTTAAAAGCCAAAACGGAGAGCGTGAAGCGGATTTCATCAACTGCGTTATTTGGCGACAGCAAGCAGAAAATCTCGCAAACTGGGCCAAGAAAGGTGCTTTGATTGGTATCACTGGTCGTATCCAGACACGAAACTATGAAAACCAGCAAGGTCAACGTGTTTATGTCACTGAAGTCGTAGCAGAAACCTTCCAGCTTTTGGAAAGTCGGAAAGACCGTGAAGCTGGGCACTCACAAGGATACAGCCAGCCAGACTTTGGACGGCACGAACCAATGAATGCAAACCCGATGGATATCTCAGATGATGATTTGCCATTTTAAAAATGTAAAACAAGGAGAAATAACATGAAACAACAAAAAGAATTCTACGCAATCGCAAATGATAACAACAACCGATTTTTGGTTGATTATAAAAACAATGACAGAGCATTAACATTCACTGCTAAAACAACCGATGACATTCGCTTTGCTTCGATTTTTGAAAAAGGAAATGAGAAAACTGACAAATCTATTGAAAATCTAGCTAAGGCAGTAGGTGGTCGCCTGGTTAAAATCAAAGCTGAGTATGAAATTACCGAGGAAGATGGCTCAGATTTAAAAGAGCTGGAAGTAAACGATGAAGAAGATGAAATAAAAGCTTTTTTGAGTCATTTATTAAAACGTGGCTTGGAGTAACGAATGAAAGAATTGACGTTATCACTTGACGCTTCCACTAGTGCGACAGGCTGGGCTGTTTATGACGGCCCAGACCTGTTAGAAAGTGGGGTCGTTAACCCTAAAGGTACATTTTTAGAACGGGCTTTACAAATGGCGAATAAGCTGAAAGCCATTCAGTCGCGGTTGATTTTAAAGTATAACAAACCCTTTAAAGAGATTGTGATCGAGCAGAACAATGTCGGAGGTGGCAACCAGCAGACGATGGTTAAAATCGGAATTGCAACGGGCATTATCATTTCCAGGCTCATTGCGGACCGTGTCTACTTCGTCAATGTTAGAACTTGGAGAAAGCACTTTGCGATTAAAGGCAAAGGCCGGCAGGTTTTGAAACAGCAAGCAATCGACATCGTGGCAGATAAATTTAATAAAGATGTTAAGGACGATGAAGCGGACGCAATCTTGATCGGGCTATATTTTGAAGAAATGTACCGTTTTAGAGACGGTTTAGAAAATCATCGTTTAGGTATTTGACATGGAAAAGGAAAATCTACTACGGTCTAAGCGTATCTATGAGAAACGGCTGAGCGAGGAACTACAGCTAAAAACAATGCAATACGCGAGGACATCACTACAGCGCGAACTATCGCGAATGGCTACATAAGGAAATTAAGGCCATAGACAAGAAATTAAAAGAAATCGAGGGGGATTTGATAGATGGATATTGATAGAATCGAGGAACTAACCGAGCTAACCAGGCAATGGTTTATTGACCGGGATATCACACAAGGGGATATCTTTAAACAGACGCTCAAACTATTCGAAGAAATGGGTGAACTGGTCGCAGGGTATGCCAAGCAAAAAGAGCAACTCACAAAGGACAGCATCGGTGATTGTGCCGTGGTTGTCGTAGGATTGGCAATGATGATTGAACTTGATCCGGTTGAGATCATGACTAAGGCAGTAGAAGCGAGAAAGGGCGATATCAAAGACTGCTTTGAGTTGATGATTGACAATGCCAGCGAGTTCCAATTCTCGCGCAAGTTAGAAGTTAAAATAAATGCTAAGTTTAACCTTTTGAGAATCGTGAGCTATTTAAAAGCTATCGCGCACAAATTAGGATATGACTTCGTGGATTGCTTCGAACTAGCTTACAACGAGATTAAAGACCGCAAGGGTCGCTGGGTTGAGGGTAGCTTTGTAAAAGAGGAGGACCTGTAAAGTGAACCGGATTAAAGAACTAAGAAAACAACGTAAGATAACCCAGAAGGCCCTTGCTGACATATTTGGTGTAAGTGTAAGAACTATTCAAAAATGGGAACACGGCGACACGGCAATCAAAGCCGTTAAGACGAAAAAACTAGCAGACTATTTCGAGGTAAGCGAAGGGTATCTTTTGGGATATTCGCAAAGCCCAGACATTCAAGAAGAAAAAGGATTGCAGCTTTCAAAGTGCCAACAGTACCTACTGAAATTAATTAGCATCAAAGCATCTTTGCTACGCGAACAAGAAGAGATAAGCGCGCAAGACTTGAGCAATATTAAGAAACAAGCCAGATGCTTATATGAGGATCTGGTATGGATGCAATTTGAAGCAGAAGAAAGAGAAGGTAAATGAAAATGAATAAACGAGAATTAATTGAACACATTAATAACACATTATTTGATAATTTGAAAGATACATTGTTCACAGAACCTACACTTTCAATCACAGAAAGCGCAAAAGATAATAAAGTGACAATAGCGTTTGAAACCGAGCAGGGCGGTCTCCTTGTGGGCGGTATGTTAAAGAAATTTGAAAAAGTCACGATCCCATGGTTTATTGCTAACTGGATCAAGTATTGCAAAAATACGGGTGTAACCTTGGTCCGAGCTTTACTAGTTGAAGAAATCGATCTTTACAATTATGCAAACCAAAAAGACTATAAAAAGCTAAAAGAGTTTTTAAAGGTCAAAGACAATCAAGAAGCTTTTGCCTGTGCTTGGCTTGATGGATACGAGGTCGCGAAAGAGAAGCGGTATATTGTTAAAGTAAAAGGGGCAGAAGAAGGCTACAACTACCTAAATTGTCGTATAAGTTTGAATGAATATTTTTTTAGTGGAGAAAGTGAACCGTTAGATTTTCGCGTAAAACACACTCGGGAAATGCTTGAAAGCGCCGGCTTCGGTTGGGTGTTTGATTGTCCGGGGATCGAGCTTGAGGAGGTGGAAAATGAGTAGCTTTGAAATATATTTATCTAAAAACGACCTTGAACATATCGCTAACGGTTATGATATAAAAATAAAAATCGACGGTAAAAGATTTTTGACAACAAATGAAATCATTTTGAAACCTGAATTGGTAAATGACATTATGGCTCCGATATTGAATTATAAAAATAAAATAATCGATACTGAACAGCAAAATATTGTTAATAGTTTTATGGGAGGTGCAAGATGATTCCAAAGTTTAGAGCGTGGTCTACGGATAAAAAGATTATGGCAGAAGTCAGAACACTACGATTTACCGATGAATTAGTAGAGACAGACAAGTTTGTTGAGCGAAGCATCGAGGGAGTCAAACTCATGCAATCAACAGGTTTGCTTGATAAGAATGGCAAGGAGATTTTTGAAGGAGATATACTGAAAGTCGCTAATAATGATTCGAGTTGGTTTGAAGTTGTTAAATACGACCACAATAAGGCTATGTTTATTTCTAAGGAAATGAATTTGAAGTACGAAGTCCCTGAAACCCCTCTGTACGACTTATTCAGTCCATACCTCTTCAAAGTCGAAGTCATTGGGAATATTTTGGGGGACGGTGATTTAATTGACGGTAAAAAGGCAAATGAAAATTAATTTTGGAGGTAACAAAATGAGTACAAATTTATTAGATGAAACAGTAGAATTTTTAGAAAAATATGGTAAAACACTGGATGATGTTTTGTATATTCAAGGTGATGATTTTGAGATCACAAGAAAAAACTTTAAAACAGTGGCAAGGAATACAAATTATGATTCTGGTTATGGTGCTCAACATGTACCAAAAGACCTTGTGCTAGTTGGTGAAGACTGGTGGATTGAGCGTTATGAGTATGATGGCGCTGAATGGTGGGATTTTAAGAGTATTCCAGCAAGAAAGCAGTACATGAAGAATATCACAAACCTACATAAAGGTATGTGGGATACCCTTGAAGAAATGAATGAGGAGTAAACATGACACGACCAAACAGATACCCATACACAAAAAGTCAGTGGGAAGAAGAAACAACTCTAGTATGTTTCGGTGATGACACTAGCTTCAAATTAAGAGTAGAACGTAATAGAATTACAAAGGAGTCAAGACAATGTCATTGAATAAAACAAGAAAACGATTAATTAGGAAGTATCGTGGATATTACAATGGCCGTCTTTTAGGCTTGAAAATAAAAACGGCTGATGATAAAAAATGGACAATACTTTCTCCAACTGTCGAAGATTTTGATCCAGATAGTATGGTTATGGAAGCAGGGGTTATTGATGCTAGTGTACTATCGGGCAATGGTATCACTTTAGAGAATAAGGAAATAACGATCAGTTTTGGTTTTTCCAAAAAAGGAAATAGAAAATTGAGAGAAGCTTTGAGGGGGTATTAATGGACCTACAAAACTTTATATACCTACTATTCACACTGGTCTGGCTATCTGGCTTGATCTGGGCTGGTGTGATTGCGTTTAAAAATAGAAAGGATAAGCGATGAGTTTAGATAATGTAAAGCGGGTATGCGTGAATATAGCGTTTGTTTTCGTGGTTCTATTCGGGGTGTGTATTAATCTCAACGCACGGATCATGACGCTTGAAACGAGCAACAGTGATCTACAGCAGATAATTCGGACGCAAAAGGACGAGCTGGAAAAAGTGAAAGAAAAAAATACAATGCAAGACGTGATTATTAATAAATTGAATAATGATTATAATTCACGTATGGCGCAACAATTACAAGAAATTGCCGATATGAACGGCGTGGGGGGATAACATGATTAGAGCGATAAGGTTTAAAAATGAAAGTAGGTTAGGAGATCCCAGATCCCCGGCTGAAAAGTTGGAGATTTTTATTAATAAAACTTCGTGTGAAGTGCTGAATGTTGTCGTTACTTCGACGACAATATTTGAAAATTCCTCTTACGAGAAAAGAAGCTGGGCTGATGAAATACTTTTGATTTATCGACGGAGGGAAAAAGATGGACTTGAAGAAAGAGTTATTCCAGGAAGCGGATAAGGCGATAGCTGAGTATGATTCTGTTTATGAGTTTTTCAAAAAAGCGAAAAGTCATAATGCTTATCAAGACGGAGCGCGTTATGAAAAATACAAGAAACAAAACAGAATGCCTTCGTCTGCAATCATCGCGAAGTTTGTAGGTTTTGTAGAAACCGATCTGCTTTATGAATGTATGAAAGAGTCACTTGATAAAGTAGGCCCAGGACGGTCTAGCGAGGACCTGGTGGAACGATTCTACAGAGATAATCATAATTATAAACGGAATGAAGAACGCAAGCGAGAGCGTCGTTTAAAGCGTAAATTGGAAGCGTTAGATTTAATCTTTGAAATGGAAGGGTGGGATTGAATGCTGTTTAGTGAAGTGCTAAAAAATAAGACAAAGGAGAACGCAGACAATACACTCAAAAACTACCGCGTACTATTAAGAATTGCTGGGGAAGAATACAGTCCGAAAGTGACAGCTACTTACTCACTAGAGCCAAAGAGCGCACCCAGTTCGCCCAACCGTCAAACTGAGCAGATGGTGATTAGACGGGTAAGCGCCCAGCAAGAACTGGAGCTTATGGCATCGGCTATTAACCGGCTGTCTGATCTCAATCTATCACAGATTTTGATTGAACGATATTGTAGAGTGAGATTTAGACAAGATAAGGCTATTTATCCGAGTCTTGGATATTCAGAAAGTGAATACTATAGATTGCTGGATCGGGCATTATTAGAATTCGCAGAAGCGTACAAAGCTGGGGAACTGCTAGAATACAGATTTCTGGGAGATAATTGAAAGAAAATTGACAGTAAAAGCGCTGTATTGAGTGGTATTATAGTATTATCCAATGAAGTAGGAAGGACCTGCGCCATTTGGTTGTCTCCTTATAGTAGGTTGCTGGGTAACTCAACGGTAGAGTGGCGGACTATTAACTGTAAATGCGGGTTCGATTCCCGTCCCGGCTATAAAAAGCACCGCAAAAAATAGAAAAATGAAAGTGACCGATGATGTAAGTTTGGTGCTACTTACTAGGCCCCTTGAATTATTTTGTCAACGAGGACAAAGTAGAACCATATAACCCGAGAAGCGCGCATCGTCAAGGTGCGCTCTTTTTGGTGCTTGGAGTAAAAATGAAAATAGAAAAGATCAATATTTCAGAAATAACTGAATATGAGAACAATGCGAAGCTACACCCTCGCGAACAGATCGAGCAGATCAAGAAATCAATCCAGGAATTTGGGAATAACGACCCGATAGCGATTGACGAGAACAACGTTATTATTGAGGGCCACGGACGCTACAAGGCTTTGCAAGAGTTAGGCTTTGACGAGGTGGAAGTGATTCGTCTATCTCACATGGATGATGAGCAGAAACGCGCTTACATCCTAGCTCACAATAAATTGACTATGAACTCTGGGTTTGACATTGAACTTTTAAACTCAGAGCTTGAAAGTATTGTGAACATTGACATGGAAGATTTCGGTTTTGATTACTACGAGCCAGAGTCCGAAGTTGAAGAAGATGATTTCGAAGTAGAAGAAACTAAAGAGCCAATCGCGAAGCTGGGCGATATCTATCAGCTTGGACGGCACCGTCTCATGTGTGGTGACTCCACTGATCCAGACCAGCTTGCTAAATTGGTAGACGGACAACAGATTGACTTGATTGTTACTGACCCGCCGTATAACGTAGCCTATGAAGGTGGAACCGAGGAAGCTCTCACAATCATGAATGACAGTATGGATAATGAGTCATTTAGAAAGTTTTTGAGAGACGCGTTTTTTGCTGCAGATACGGTTCTACGTGAAGGGGGGGCATTCTACATCTGGCACGCAGATTCAGAGGGTTACAATTTTAGAGGTGCTTGCTCTGATATTGGTTGGACGGTACGACAATGTTTAATCTGGAATAAGAACACCCTTGTTTTGGGTCGTCAAGATTATCAGTGGAAGCATGAACCTTGCTTGTATGGTTGGAAAGAGGGGGCAGCACATTACTTTGTGAATGACCGTTCTTTGACTACTATCATTGAAGATGTGGAAGAGTTGAATAAAATGACGAAGGCCGAGCTAATTGAGTATATCGAGCGTATGCAGGTTAACTCACCGACCACTATCATCAACGAGAATAAACCAGCAAGAAATGGCTTGCACCCTACTATGAAGCCACTGAAATTGATTGAACGGCTGGTACGGAACTCTAGTAAGAAAGGCTGGAACGTGCTAGATAGTTTCAACGGCTCCGGATCGACTATGATTGTTTGTGAGGATTTAGGACGGACCTATTTTGGCATGGAGCTAGACCCACGATATGTGGACGCTACAATTCAACGCTGGGAAGAACACACAGGCCAGACGGCTGTTAAGTTGAATTAAGAATATTATTTTGAAAAGGAAGTGAGGCGATGGCTGGTGCAGATAATTTAACACCAAATGAACAGCGAACGCCCGAAGAACGCCGAGCGAATGCAAGGAAAGCGGGTATCGCTTCCGGTAAGGCACGCAAAAGAAAAGCGAACATGAAAAAGACGCTTGAGGCTCTACTTGTTTCCAAAGTTTCGAATCCTCAGCTCTCTAGAGTACTACAGGACATGGGTTTTGAGGACGATTACGAGTCAGCTCTCCTTTTGGTAGCAATGCAAAAAGCCTTAAAAGGTAGCTCGCGTCACATGGAGTTAATATCTAAGATAGTAAACAGCGAGGGTGCCAAGGATACGCTTGATAAGAAAGAACAGAAAGCACGTATCAAGTCTCTTGAGCTTGAAAACAAACGTAAGGCCCAAGCATTAGACGAGGCGGGAGGTGGTGCTGATGAGTCAATCCTCATCATCGACGATATCCCAAACGACTAAGCCAACTATAAAATTAAGTAAAGAGATCAATCCTAAGTTTTATAAAGTGTGGCGGTCGGCAAAGCCTTACAACGTTTTAAAGGGTGGGCGGAACTCTTTTAAGTCTTCAGTCATTGCTCTATTGCTTGTCTTTAAGATGATTCGAGCGATAACGCTGGGGCAGTGCGTAGAGATTATTATTGTCCGTAAGGTTGGTAACACAATCTTTGATAGCGTCTATAAAAAGATAATCTGGGCACTTGATAAGTTTGGCATGGCTAATCAGTTCAAACGGACTAAAAGCCCTTATAAGATCGTACATAGACGGACGGGTTCGACGTTCCACTTCTACGGTCAGGACGATTTCCAGAAGCTGAAATCTAATGAGGTCGGAAAGGTTATCGCGGTATGGTATGAGGAAGCAGCCGAGTTTGCTGACTCCGAAGAGTTTGACCAGTCAAACAGTACATTCATGCGTCAAAAGCACCCGGACTATCCGTTTGTGCAATTCTTCTGGTCGTATAACCCACCGCGTAACCCGTATAACTGGATCAATGAGTGGGTTGATTCACTGCGAACGGCTGAGAAGTATTTGATACATGAGTCTAGCTACCTGGACGACGAGCTGGGCTTTGTTACAGAACAAATGCTGGACGAGATAGAGCGTATCAAGACCAACGACTACGACTATTACAGGTATTTGTACCTGGGAGAACCCGTTGGTCTTGGTACAAACGTGTATAACATGGATCTGTTTAAACGTGCGGATAAAATACCAGACGGTGAACGCGTTATCGGTCAGTTGTTTGCAGCAGATACAGGACACCAACAGTCAGCAACTACTTGCTTACACGCAGTTGTTACTAACAGATCCAATCTCTATCTTGTGGATAACTACTACTATAGCCCAGCGGGCAAGGTCAAGAAGAAAGCTCCGAGCGTATTGTCCAAAGAGCTTCATGACTTCGTTATCAAGCAGACGCAGAAATATCCGAATGTACCAGTCATTGAAATGACGATAGATAGTGCGGAGGGAGCATTGAGAAACCAGTATTTAGAAGACTTTGGTATTCGCTGGCACCCAGTGGCCAAGAAAAAGAAAATAATAATGACAGAGTACGTCCAATCGCTCCTCGCGAATGGTCGTTTTTATTATTTTCCAACCGAGAACAACCTCAAGTATTTTATTGAGGAACACAAGCGTTATCAGTGGGACGAGAAAACTGTTAAAGACGACGACCCTAAAGTTATCAAAGAGGACGATCACACTTGCGACGCGTTTCAGTATATGGTCGTTGATAATGCACAATTATTAAGATTAAAAGCCTAAGAAAGGTTTGAAATGAGTATCTTACAATCAATAAGAAATATATTTAAGAGGGGTAAATATGTAATGACAAGCCAATCATTAGGCAATATCACAGAACATCCTAAAATCGCAATTAACAAGGATGAATACGATCGTATTCAGAAGAATTTGAAATACTATCAGAGTAAGTGGGACCCTATCCGGTATCGCAACTCTAACCGGGTTGATAAACAACGGACACGAAACCACTTGCCTATTGCCCGTACGGCTTGTAAGAAGATTGCCAGCCTGGTATTCAACGAGCAGGCAGAGATAAGCGTTGCGAATGGACCGACAAACGAGTTCATTCAAACGGTTTTGCTGAATGACCGTTTTAACAAGAACTTCGAGCGATACCTTGAGAGCTGTTTGGCTTTGGGCGGTCTTGCTATGCGTCCATACGTTGACGACGACAAGATCAAGATTTCATTCGTACAAGCCCCTGTGTTTTATCCATTGCAGTCTAACACGCAGGACGTTTCTTCTGCAGCAATTATCAATAAAAGTCAAAAGACAGCAGGCAAGGAAACGGTATATTATACCTTGGTTGAATTGCACGAGTGGACCAAGGACGGCAAGTATACAATCACTAATGAATTGTATCGCTCAAACGAAAAGGAGCGCGTTGGTGACCGTGTACCACTATCTGAGGTATACGAGGACCTTGAGGAAGAAGTAACGCTTGACGGGCTTACACGGCCGTTATTCACTTACCTAAAACCGCCAGGAATGAATAATAAAGATATTAACAGTCCGCTGGGGTTGTCTATCTTTGACAATGCCAAGAGTACTATTGACTTTATCAATACCACTTATGATGAATTTAAGTGGGAAGTGAGAATGGGCCAACGGCGCGTATTAGTACCAGACCAAACTGTCCGGATCGGGTTTGACCAGCACGGAGAAACTGATTTAGTCACGCGCGAATTTGATCCAGAGCAAAACGTATACGAGCAAATTGACGGTGGCAAAGATACACCTATCAACATCACAGACCTCACTACTCCTATCAGATCAGACGACTATATCAAAGCTATCAACGAGGGCCTTGCCTTGTTTGAGATGCAGGTTGGAGTATCGCCTGGAATGTTTACGTTCGACGGTAAGTCAATGAAGACTGCGACCGAGGTTGTATCTGAAAACTCTGACACATACCAGTTAAGAAACAGCATCGTGAGCCTTGTAGATCAATCTATCAAAGAATTGGTTATCTCTATTTGTGAGATTGGGAAACTATACGGCTTGTATAGCGGTCCTATTCCAGAGATGGACGATATCACGGTAAACCTTGATGATGGTGTCTTTGTTGACAAGAATAACGAGCTTGACTACTACGCTAAAGCCTTACTAAGTGGACTTGTCAGCAAGCAGTACGCTATTTCTAAGGCGCTGGGCTTGTCAGACAAGGAAGCTGCACAAATGCTTGAAGATATCAAGAAAGAGACCGCTGAGAGTATGGAGCTAGAGCGTAGCACCAGTGAAGTTGATATTTATGGAGAGTAGATAAATGGCGCGTAACAAGTACCCGGTATTGTTTAACGAGGAACAACTAGAATTGCGCGCTTCACAAGTCGGTGATATCTATCATCAAATGGCGCGTGACCTATTCGACGAAGTTATTGATAGGTTGTTAGAACGCGGTGCTGAGTCTTTGGCTGATAACCCGTACATCTGGCAGTTAGAGCGAATGAGCCAGATGCATATGCTAAATGAGCAGAACCTGGATACAATCGCACGCTACTCTAAAATAGGCCGTGAACAGCTCAGAAAGGTCATTGAGGACGAAGGCTTTAAAATCTATCAGACCACCAAAGAACAACTCATAGACGACCTGGGAGGCGGTGATTTTGGCAATTCTAAGCACGCGCAGGAGTTGCTAGCTGGATATTTTGAACAGTCGCACGGTGATATTAGTAACTTGATTAATACCACGCTTCCAGGCATCGTGACGGATGTGTACCGTCAAATGGTCCAGGAAGTGGTAGCCCGTCAAGTGGTCGGTCTAGTCACACATGACAAGGCTGTATCTCAGACCGTCATGAAGTGGCAAGAGATAGGATTCAAGGGCTTTATTGACCGAGGTGGACACTACTGGAAAGTGGACAACTATGCTAGGACGGTTATTAAAACTACTGTCATGCGTAGCTACCGAGAGATGAGGACGATGCCAGCGGACGAGCTTGGTATTGATACCTTTTATTATTCTAAAAAGGCAACGGCCCGCGAGGCTTGCGCTCCCTTACAGCATCATATTGTAACCTATGGCGAAGCAAGGGAAGAACACGGCATCAGTATTCTATCGCTTGCAGATCATGGCTACGGCACTCCTGGCGGTTGTCTTGGTATCAACTGCGGACACATGCTTACTCCTTTTGTCCCTGGCATAAATGAGTTGCCAGAACTAGGACCGGACGTTAAGAACGTAACGCAAGAAGAAGCTATAAAAAATGCTAATGCCCAATCTAAACAAAGGGCATACGAGCGAGCCATTCGCAAGTCTAAGGAGAAGTTGCACGTTGCCGAGAAGCTGGGCGACCAAGAGCTTATCAGTAAGTTTAAAACTAAAATCAGAGACCAGCAAGCAACCCTGCGAGATTATATTGCGGATAAGCCTTTCTTGCATCGTGACTATGCGAGAGAAAGGTATTTCAAATCAAAGGAGGAAATCGAGAATGAATGACGAATTCAGGCGCTCATTAGAAAGAGTCGTATTTAAAAACAAAAAAACTCTTTTAGATTATCATCGCGACATTGATCGTGCAGCGTTTGATGGATTTAAATTTGGTTTTAAAATGGCAAATGAAAGGATGTTAAAAGATGGAAGATTGGAAGGAACGTTTCAAAATTGAATACTACGAATTGCATGAACGCTTCGGTAAATTGGTATACATGATTAGTAAATACGAAGAAGGGACACTTGAGTTTAAACCAAACTGTCCTATCGACTTACTAAAAGCGCAGAAGACTGCAATGTATAACTATTTGTGCGTTTTGAACGAACGTGCAAAGCTTGAAGGTATCAAATTATAAAAAAAGAACCGCAGATCATGCGGTTTTTATTTTGCGCCCTTTCTGGATGGATAGGTGATTTCCTCCTTTTTTCTTACCTATTCGCGGGATCGTTACCCGCTGGGCGCTTTCGTTGTCGGACGTAAACCGGCGAATTCGTCTCCTGGACGTAAAACAGAAAGGAGTTTTAAACATGAGTTTAAAACGTGAGATGTTAGTTGACGCAGGTATCGAGGACAAGGACACAATTGAGCGCATTATGGCAGCGTACGGGTCAGCAATCAAAGAAGCCAAGTCCGAGGTGCAAGCAGAAAACGACAGCTTAAAAACACAACTTGAGCAACGTGACCAAGCTATCAAGGACTTACAAGCCAAAGAGGGGGCTAGTGAAGAAGCCAAGAAACAACTGGAAGACTTACAAGCCCAATTCGAAAGCTACAAGACTGAGAATGAAGCTAACCTTGCTCAAGTAAAGAAAACCAACGCGGTTGCTTTAGCTCTGAAAGACGTGGGAGCGCATAACTCCGAGGACCTTATGAAGTTTATTGATCTTGACAAGATCGAGCTTGCAGAAGACGGCAAGCCTAAACTAGAAGAAACTATCAGCGGTCTAAAAGAGACAAGCCCTTACCTTTTTATCCAAAAGGAAGAACCACAAGAACCACAGCCAAAGTTCTCGCTTGGTGGCAATCCGTCCGCTGGTGGTGATAGCGACCTCAGCCCGGAAGATAAAGCTCTATTTGCTGGCTTTGACAGCATTTAAAAATAAAAGAAAGTAGGATAAGCCTATATGACTATTAACTATGCAGCAAAATTTGATGCTAAAGTAGATGAGCGCTTTGCCAAAGAAGCCCTCTCGACTGGTATCGTCAATTCTGACTACAACTTTACCGGTGTAGACACTGTTAAAGTTTACTCAATCCCAACAACAGCGATGAACGACTACGCGCTTACTGGTAACACCCGTTACGGTACGGCAGCCGAACTTGAAAACAATGTACAAACATTGGCACTTACTAAAGACCGTTCATTCACGTTTACTATCGACAAACGCTCTGTACAAGATACAAACGGCGCAATGGAAGCAGGCAAAGCCCTTGCCCGTCAACTTTCAGAAGTTATCATTCCAGAAGTTGATACTTACCGCTTCGGCAAAGTCGTTGCTGGTGCTGATACAGCCAACGTAAAAACTGGCGCAGTAACTAAAAACAACGCGTATGAAGCAGTGCTTGACGGTCAAGTTAAATTGACTGATGCGCTTGTGCCGGAAGAAGGACGCAAACTCCACGTATCTCCTGAGTTTTACAAACTCATTAAACTTGATCCATCATTCGTGAAGAACTCTGACCTCGGTCAAGAAGTAGCGTTTAAGGGTCAAGTGGGAGTTATCGACGGCTTGCCAGTTATCTTGACTCCAACTTCACGCTTGCCGGAAAACGTAGCGTTCGTTATCGCGCACCCTATCGCAACTACTTCCCCTGTCAAACTCGAAGACTACAAGATCCACGATAACCCACCAGGGATTAACGGATACCTTGTAGAAGGTCGTATCCGTTATGATGCCTTCGTTTTGGACAGCAAGAAGAAAGCTATTTACGTTCACAAAACTGCGTAAGGAGTAACGAATGGCAGAAGAAACAAAAACAACTAAAACAGAAGCAGTAACTGAACAGGTTGCGACGGTTTTGGTAAAGGACGATGTAACCTTTACCATTACTGATCCCAATCTGGTATCTGCTTTTTTGACTAGCGGTTACGAGATCAAGGAGTAACGAATGGCGAAATATAAAGCTACTTGCAACTTTTTGATCGAGTCAACAGACCAAAACTTTGACGAGGGCACGGTCTACGAGTTAACGACTGCAGAAGCAGAAGAAATCAACCAAAAGACAAGTCTTGCCTTTGGTGAGGAATGGTTAGAACTTGTTTCTGACAGCGAACCCGTGGCCCAAAAGGTTATCTCTGAATAGGAGGTATCATGGCATACTTAACGCATGAAGAATATCGTGAGTTAGGTTTTGACAGTACAAGCGAGTTTGAAGCGTTGGAGAAACGTGCAGAGCTTGCTATTGATCTCTTTATCCGTCATTATTATGACTTCCATGATTTTGACACAGACCATAAGACACGCAAGAAAGCAGTTAAACTAGCCACAGCTTACCAGATCCAGTATCTGGACAGTACGGGCATTTTAACAGCCGAGGATAAGCAGACAATATCAAGTACCACACTAGGACGTACATCGGTGTCATACAGCTCAAATAACGGCTCTAGAGCGTCTGAAACGGCATCGGGGTATAATCTATCCCTCGATGCTTTCAACGCTCTTAAATCGGCTGGATTCTTGTATAGCGGGGTGGATTATGGTCGTTATTGATAAACGAACGCTTGTAGACTCAGTAACGATCTCAAAGCCAACTGGAAAGAAAGACGGGTGGGGGAAAGAAGAGTTCTCCTACCCTATTCTTTTAAGTCCAGTTCGCTTTGACCGCAACTTTGACGGTCCAGGGTCGGTCAATAACCCGTCCGGACAAAAGAACCCGTCATTTCGTGCGCCTGGTGTCATCTTTGTGTACCCTCAGTATTGTGATGTAGAGATTGATTCCTCATATCGTAACTCGATTGTAAAAGATGGCGACGATGAATACATCGTAAACAAGATCATTCCTGTTTACGAACCATTCAACCGCAAAGTCTTTTGCTATGAAATCGAGGTGATGTGATGGGTATCAATGTCACGATAGATTTGAGCGGAGCGACACGGAAAACCTCGCAGGCATCGGAGCGTAAAGCGCAGTTAGAGATTGCAAACCAAGCCCTACTAGATATGGAGCCGTATGTGCCGTTATTGCATGGACCGTTACGATCTAGCGGTCATGTAGCTGGCAATGGCTCACAAATTATCTACAATACACCATACGCACGCGCCCAATTCTACGGTGGTGCTTATAACAAGTACCGCAGTTTTAGCTTTGGGAAGTATACCACTCCTGGAACTGGTAAACGCTGGGACTTAAAGGCATCAGCAAACCACGGGAACAAGTGGGCAGAAGTCGGATTGAGAGCAATGGGATTTAATAAATGAAAAGTAACAATGACTTTAACGTTGTTTTGCGCGATTTTATCAACACCCTCGGTCTACCGCTTGCTTGTGAGCTTGACTTCCTAAGCGAGTTAGACTCTTTGGTCCTTTATCCGTTGCCAGGCGGTAAGGTTGAGCGTGTTTATATGGACGGGTCGCGAGATGTGAGCCTTATCTTTGAAATCGCAGTCAAGGTAAAGAATCAGCAAGTCGCTAGTGAGTGTCTTTGGGAAATCAACAAGGCACTATCTGAATTTGATCTGGTCTTACCGAGTCAAAACAACTCATATATTTTTAACAATTTAACTACTACCCAGCCGTCCTTAAACGAACGGGACGAGCAGGGCTTTTATATTTATCTGCAGGATATCACTGCAAACTTAACAATTCTAAATAACAAAGGAGTGTAATATATGGCACGTCAAAAGAACGCCCTCCGCGGGCATTTTATCGCACCAGTCACTGATCCAAAGACTGAACCAGCAAAAGAAGCCTACAAAGAGCTTGCAAAATGGATCGAAGATGTGGACGACGATACAGATGAAGCAACTACATCAGTCGCTTACTATGACGGCGACGGTACAGAAGAAACTACTGTAACATCTGTAAAAGGATCATACACATTCAAAGGTACCTACGACAAAGAAGATGAAGCAATGGCTCTTATCGCTGGGTTGAAGTACAAACTCGGTAACGATCGCCTTGTTTGGCATAAAGTGGTAGACTCTGACGGTAAAAACCAACACGTCGGAATCGCTACCGTGTCAGTGATCAAGGCTGGTTCTGGGGCTGCTGCAAACTACGAGGAATTCTCTTGTAAGATTTCTTACAACTCACTTCCTAAAACTACTGCAGTCGTAGGCTAATAAGTAAAAGTAAAAGCGTTCCATTTTGGGACGCTCTTTTTTGTGCATAAAGGAGGAAATCATGTCTATTTTAATCGAATTAAAACGCAATTACATCCCTATCAATATCGGAGAAATTGAACTCCAGTTTGATACATCACTAGAGAATATCTCACGCCTCGCAACGCTCCAGGAAGATATTGCAGAACGCTTTAATAAGTATCAATTAGAACTTATTGAACGCTCTAATAATGGAGAGTTTGACGATCTTAAAGAAGGAGTCATTAACAAGCGGGTCATTGACGAAGCCTTTGAGATGCAGAAGAAAATGACGGAGATTAAGTATGATGTGTTATTCGGTGATGGGACCTTTGCAGGACTCTATGAACGTTATCCAGACCTTGACGCTTTGGATCATGCATTTGATGAGGTAGATACCTTGCTGGGTGCTGAACTTGACCGATTAGGCCAAGAACGAGCTAAAGCATCGGGGGCGGTTGCTGAGTCATTTGTAAAGAAAGCAAAAGCGAAAAAAACAAAGAAAACCAGCAAAAAGTAAAAAGGGGGACTGCTCATGAAACTAAATGAGCCTATAGAAAACTCCTTTGAAGTAAACGGGCGCACTTATGAAGTGGATTGCTCCTTTGACTTGGTGCTTGATGTTTTTGAAATGTTCGACAACGAAGTCATGAACAATCTTGAGAAGATGCGTACAGCGGTTTTAATGATGACGGACGAAGCCTTGGACAACCCGGAGGACATAGTGGCCGTATGGGAATATATCGACGAGCATTTTTTAAAAACTAAAAAAGAGCGCGTGGTTTATGACCGGCACGGGAACCCTATGCCGGTAGCCAAGGACGAAGAAGAAGATATTCGTTTGATTGATTTTGAAGTAGACGCCCAGGAAATTTACGCGAGCTTCGTGCAAGCGTACAATATCAACCTCTTTGAAGCACAAGGCCGGCTAACATGGCCCGAATTTATCGCACTATTGAACGGTATGCCAGAGGGAACGGCTGTATCTCAACTAGTGGAGATACGGTCTTGGAAGCCCTCGAAGAACGATAGTAGCGAGTATAAGGCCAAAATGAGACGGCTACAAAACAAATATAGATTAGATGGAAAGGAGGGAGATGAATAGATGGCAGATGGAAAAATAGTAATTGACGTCCAGGTAAATGGGCGCAAACTTACAGAGCTATCAGATGCCTTAAAGCGTTTAGAGTCCGAAGCCCGTAGATCGGGCCAAGGTGTCAAAAGCGCTGGAGACGGTATCCAGGCTACTGGTGATAAGGCTCTAAGAGCTGGTCAAGGCTTCAAACGTGCTGGTGACCGTATGGCCGAGGGTGCGAAACTATCGGAAACGTCAAGCAACGGCTTTCGTCGTGCTGGGGATAAGATCAAAGAAAGCTCAGAAGTCGCGTCGAAGTCTGGGAACGGCTTTAAACGGGCTGGTGAGAAGATCAAGGAAAGCTCTGATCTAGCTGGACGCTCTGGAAACGGCTTTAAACAAGCCGGTGAGAAAGTAAAAGAAAGTTCGGATCTTGCCCAAAGATCAGGAGATGGCTTTAAACAGGCATCGAACAAAATTAAGTCAGCTAGCAATGAAGCTAGCTCTGGCGGTGAAGGCTTTAAACAAGCTGGACACAAGGTGAAAGCGTCTGGTGAAGAAGCCAAAGGCGGTGGAGCTGGTTTTAAAAAGGCTGGTGAAGATGCCAAGGCTGGCGGTGATAAAGCTGGACAAGGTGCTAAAGGCTTTGAGAAAATCAAAGACGCAATCAAGAACTTCTCGGTCGGTGCGGTAGCTTTTAAAGCTGTCAGCTCAGCCATGAACCTTGTAAGCCAGTCAATGGACAAGGCTATTGACCGCTTTGATACCTTGCAACGGTTCCCGAAAGTGATGAAATCACTGGGGCACTCATCGAAAGATGTGGCAGCATCTACTAAGCTACTTTCTGAGGGTATCGAGGGACTACCTACAACACTTGATACAGTTGTAAGTACCACTCAAAAACTAACCTCAATGACTGGTAATCTCAAGCAGTCTACTAAGCTGACAATCGCTTTGAATAATGCGTTCCTTGCTTCTGGTGCATCTACGGAAGATGCAAGCCGTGGATTGCAACAGTACACCCAGATGTTATCTGCTGGTAAGGTAGACATGCAAAGTTGGAAGACATTGCAAGAAACCATGCCTTATGCATTGCAGAAGACCGCTGAAAGTTTTGGTTTTGCTGGTGCATCGGCCCAAAAGGACTTTTACTCAGCCTTACAAGACGGCAAGATCACGTTCGCTGATTTCAGTAAGCGACTGATTGAGCTTAACAAGGGTACAAATGGCTTTGCTGAAATGGCAAAGAAAAACTCTGAAGGTATTAAAACATCATTCGGTAACATCGTGAACGCGGTAGCGAAAGGGATCGCAAACGTCATTGCCGAGTTTGACAAGATGAGCAAGGCAGTTACTGGTAAGAGTATTGCCCAGAACCTTGATAGTATCAAAGGTGCGGTAAATAGTACTTTTAATGTTATCATCAGTGTTATCCGTGGTGCCACTCCAGTTGTCAAGTCACTAGTAAGTGTATTAGGCTTTCTTAAACCTGTTTTAGACCCGCTTATCTCGGTATTTACCGGAGTTGTAGGTGCGGTATTGCTCTTTAAAGGAGCTATGCTGGGACTATCCATTATCAAGGGTATCGGTAGCCTAATCGGTACGCTTATCACTTCCCTGGTATCTCTAACCAGTACCTCACTTGTAGCTACGGGTGCTACTACTGGACTAGCTGGAGCTTTGGCTTCTCTATCATCTGGTGGAGTATTCCTGGTTGTCGGTGCTATCGCTGGGCTAGTGTCATGGTTAACCCAGGAAAGCGAAGCGTCCAAGGAAGCCAAGGCCAAGAATGAAGAGTTTAAACGCTCCCTCGATGATCTACACGAAAGTGTAAATAAAGGCAATGAAGCCTATAAAGATCGCAGAAATGAGATCCAAGCCACAGCCGAGGACAACGAGCGCCTTGTCAGAAAGATTGACGAACTAAACGCGGTCGAAAACAAGACTGCCGCTCAGAAGAAAGAACTTGCGTCGGCAGCAGAAACCCTTAACTCACGTATTGAGGGCTTGAATATCCAGTACGATAAAGCCACAGGCACAATCAACATGACCACGGACGCGATCCGTAAGCAGATTGAGATTGCCAAGGCATCGGCTGAAATTGAAGCCGCCAACCAGAAAATGGTAGAAAATGCCAAGAAGCGCCTTGAAATCAAGGATAAGATAAAGGAAGTTGAGAAACAGTACCAGGATCTTGTCGAAAAAACTGATAGCGTGGAAGAAGGCTCTTTCAGCAACTCGCGAATCCGTGAAGGGGCCAAGGCAGAATTTAAGAAAAAATACAACGAAGAAGTCAAGAAGCTTCAGGACGACATCAAGAAAACCGAGGATTCTGACAACGAATTAACTAATACAATCGTTAAAAACAACGAAGTCAAGGCCAAGTCTACAGAAGATGCGTCGGGTCGTCAAATTTTATCATTGAACACAATGAATGAGACCCAGAAGAAGTTAGTCGATGACATGAAGGCTCAGTACGAATCTCTTCGCGGTGAGGTTCAAAACGCATTTCAAGCGATTGAGCAACAAGCGGCATTATCTGCAGATCAAATGACTGCCAACTTGCAAAAGAATATTGACGCGGTTGATAAGTGGTCACAAAACCTTGAAATACTAGCAAAACGCGGACTTGACCAAGGACTTATTGAACAAATGCGACAGGCTGGTCCTAAAATGGCCAACCAAACGCAGGCCCTTGTAGATGCGTCCGATGAGCAACTAGGACGGCTCAATACTAAATGGACCGAAGCTGGGGATAAAGCCAAAGAAGGCTTCCTCCGTGGTATCAAGGCAACCGGTGTCGAGCTTGCTCCAGAAGTGCAAGCGATGGTTACCGCAATCGGTGTTGAGTTTAGACAAGCACTAATTGATGCAGGTTTTGATGTTAAAGCCCGTGAAATCCCTCAAAAAGTCGGAGAGGGCATCGAAGCGAACAAGGGCGCTGCAGCTCAAGCTATGAACAGCATGACGGAAGGTGCTAAACAAGCATTCAACAACTTGCCAACGGAAGCCAAGTATAGCGGATCACAGGTAAGTGGTCAGTATGCTCAAGGTATCACAGAAAACCAAGCATCAGCTCAAGGGGCTGTAGAGGGCCTTAAAAACGCATCTCTAGGTGTTTTGGCTAATTTGTTCGGTGAGGGGCAAGTAAAAGGTGCTGAACTCGGTGCTGGTGTCGGAGATGGTGTATTGAGCCGGTCTGATGTTGTACAAGGTGCAGCGAACACCCTCAAATCAAACGCTACTGCTACGATGGCTGGCATGGCTACAGATGGACAGGCTAAAGGTTCAGAATTTGGTTCTGGTATCGCAATTGGTATCGGTGTAGGTCAGCAGGTTGCTGTTGGTGCAGCGTCTGCGATGAACCTTGCTATTTCTGCTCAATTCCTCGCGATGTCGATGAATGGCCAGCAGTACGGTTCGCAATTCGGAACTGGTATCGGTGGTGGTATCAATTCGTCGCAAGGTATTGCTACCGGTGCGTCTAATGCAATGAAGATGATGATTAATACATCTGTCAGATCGCTAGGACATGACGGTAGAAATGCCGGATCACAATTTGGTACTGGTGTTACTAGCGGTGTAGCGAGCCACAACGGAGCAGTATTTAACGCGTCTAGCAACCTCAAAGCCTCAGCACATAACGGTATGTCCGGTGGTTACAACGGCGGATATAATGCCGGTCTGTCTATCGGTGAGGGTATGATGAGTGGTATCTATGCTATGGCTGGGTCGGTTGCAGCAGCAGCAGCCAGCATCGCAAGTAGTGCGGTTGCAGCAGCCCGGTCTACTTTAGCTATTAACTCGCCGTCCAAGGTGTTTAGAGATCAAGTAGGTCGCGCTATCCCAGAAGGTATGGCAGTAGGTATTGAAAAATATGGCTACTATGTAGATGACTCAATGACTGACCTTGCGAACAAGACAGTAGAGTCTGGCAAGAAATACACGGACGGCTTTGGCTTTAACTTGCCAGGTCGCGGTGATCTTGTAAGTGGTCTGACTGATACACTAGCTACGCGCTTTGGATATGCAGGCGGTGGAAGCTCAAGCTCAAATGTTACAAATAACTACACACTTAACGCAAACGGCACGGCTAACGACAATTTCTTTAGTCCGGAAAATATGCGCAGGCTCCTGCGTGAGCTTGCATACTATACGAATTTGGAAGGAGGTAGAATGGCATAATGGGAAGTTTTACATTTAACGGTGTATCAAGCACTACTCACGGGCTACGAGTGACCAGCGACTATATTATTAGTTCGACTGGTAGTGACGTGGAAACAGTAGCGGTCCCTGGTCGCGATGGTGATCTTTTGATCTCAAAGAACCGGCTCAAGTCGGTTACTATCGAACTGCCTTGTACCGTCCTTTCTAATCGCAAACTCACAGATGCAGAAAGTGACATCAGTAACTGGCTCAATGTAGACGGCTATAAAGATCTGACTCTATCATGGGACCCAGATTTTATCTACCGGTCAGCATTTATTGAGACCTTCGAAGTGTCTAGCCTTATGCGCCAGTTTGGCAAAGTCAAGCTGAACTTTTTGACCTATCCAGTCAAATTTTATAAGCAAGGGCGCACAAGCCAAACACTTTCGAACGGTGCTACAGTCAACGGCATCGGCAACGTCAACGCAAAACCAATCATCACTCTAGTGGGATCTGGTGACTGTACACTTACAATCAACGGACGCAAGACTAAGTTAAAGGCCGTACAAAATAAGATCACGCTGGATATGCAAGCAAACCAGGTATTCTCTGGCAACTTGCAAGCATGGGATAAGGTTGTTCGATCTCCTCAATTCCAGATGCCTTACTTGGACGCTGGCAGAAATCTGATAAGCTGGGACGGGAATTTTACTGTTACCATGACACCAAACTGGGGGGTTAAGCTATGAGGCCTATACTATACAACGCGAATGAAACAGCGTTTGAAACCTACGGTTTGGGAGAAATTGACGCGACAAAGGCTCAAGTCACACGGGAACGAAACGGGAATTATACTCTTTACATTGAGTACCCGGCTAGTGGACCGCTTGCTGGTACGTTTAAAAACGATATGCGGATCAAATCTGATGCTGGTTTGAGAACCAAAAATCAGACTTTCTTCATCTCCCGTATCCTCAAAGACAGCACTGGCATTTTAAAGGTCTATGCCAAACACATCAGCCACTTGACCGAAAAGATGGCTATTAGAAATAATACCAACGCAACAGGGACAGCTCAGTCAGCTTTGGCTATCTGGGCTTTAAATGCCCTGGGCGGTATTCGCTTTGATACATGGTCCGATATTGATTTAACCTCAAAGACAAGCTGGAATATCGCAGACTTTAAGACGGCGCGTGATGTGCTGGGTGGTGTTAAAGGCTCAATCCTTGACGTTTGGGGCGGTGAATATGAGTTTGATAATACTGTTATCAGACTGCATAAGCAACTCGGACGAAAGAGTCCAACCGTCCTGGAATATGGTCGCAATATCCTGCGAGCAGAAGATGACCAAGATATCGAGGGTGCTTATACCAGTGTCTACCCTTATGCGACATACACCCCGGAAAATCAAGGATCTGGTGACGGTGGATCAACTAGCCAACAAATCACAGTTGAGCTACCTGAGAAATATGTAGACGGTCCTTATATCGGCTTATACAATGAGCGACGGGTTTTGATCGTTGACTTCTCGTCTAACTTCAAAGACAAGGAAGTACCAACGATTGACAAGTTGCGCAGACTTGCCAAAGAGTACGCAATCAATAACCGCTTAGGACTCCCTAAAATCAATACTAAAATCGAGTATGTAGACTTATCAAAGACACTTGATTATAAACTTACCCAGATTTTGGAAGAAGCTGAACTTTGTGACATCGTACCGGTCTATTATCCTCAAATCGGGCTTACTAGTGAAGATGCCAAACTGACAACCATTGTCTATGATGTACTGTTAGAACAGAATGACAGCGTAGAGGTTGGTGTTATCGGTGATGGCTTTAAATCATCAATGACCAGCAACCTATCCGGTAAGATTGACGACTTGGCCAGCAACCAGCAACGACTGGTAAATACCTTACCAGATTATCTCTTAAATGCTCAAGGGAATAAAGTCTGGTACAATCGCCCTGATAACAACGAGCATAAGGTTGGCGATATATGGTTTGAGAAGAACGGACTCTATGACCGAATGTACGTTTGGAATGGTTCGCAGTGGGAGAAACGGATCGACACAGAGGATATTGACAAGGTCAAGAAAGAAGTCGATAAACAAATCTCAGACGCTAAAATCTCAACGAACCAAGCAATCGCACAAGCGAACGCGAAGGCAGAAGAGGCCCTCAAGAAAGCCGGCGCCTTACCAGACACTAGCAAGCTATCTGACCAGATTAAAACGCTGATTTTAAACAGTCCAGACTTACAAAACAAAGTCACAGAAGGTGTGAAAAGCGTTGATGGTGACACGATCTATAGTAAGATCTTTTCCAAATTGCTAACACAATTCGTTGATAAAACCAGCTTTGAATCAGTTGACCGTATGCAATCAGAACAAGGGCGCGATCTTCTGAATTTGTCCAAACAGATCACAGCTCAGACCCTCGAATATAACAAGCTCACAGAATCTAACAAGATGTACGAGCGTATTCTCGGAAAGAGCGAGACGGACGCACCAGATAGGCTTTCAAGGCTTGTCATGAGTAGCCAGATATTCCAAACGGAAGTTGGTAAGTACTCAACAACGGGTGGACCAAATATGCTCCGAAATTCGCGAGCCGATAATGGCTTGAAATATTGGACAGAAGCTAATGGACGGTTGAACTTCACAGCCCACCAGTTTTACCTCAACGGTCAAAAAAGAATGTTTTCTCTAAGACCGGGAGCATTTGTCCATAGTCCACGTTTTATCATTAAGCAAAATACAAATTATATGCTGAATTTGATAGCTTTTGATGCTAACACGGCCCGTTTTAAAATTGCATTTTGTAAGCGCCGAAAAGGCTCAACGAATGACTTTGACGAAATGCAAATAATCTTTGACAAGACTGGATCGCCAGCATTTAACTCAGAACGAGCAATCAAAAAGTCATTTAGTTTTAATACAGGGGCATTTGATGAAGGCTATCTGTTATTTAATTATCAAGGGAATCCTAACGGCTGGTCTGGTCTATTTATGACTGAGCTGGACTTTTACGAAGGTTCATCAGATCGCTTATGGCAACCAAGCCCAGATGACAGCGCAGAACCTATCGAAGCAGTACGCACACAAGTAAGCCAGCTCGCTGGTTCTTGGTCGGTCAAAAATCTAAGTAGCGCGGGCGACGTACTAAACTCTATCAATCTACTTGCTAACGGCACGAACCGAATAGACGGACGATTAACACATATCACGGGTCAGACCGTGATAGACAACGCGGTTATAGAAGACGGTATGATCGCTAACGTATCCGCTAACAAAGTAACCGCCGGGACTATCGACGCTCGCGAAGTAAACCTAATCAATCTAAACGCTAAAAGTGTTACATCGGGAACGTTTAAAGGTTTAACTTTCGAAGGTGGTATTATTCGTGGAAATTACGGAAATACCGTGATCAATTTGAACTCAAATGTAACGACTTACAACGGAACAGCCAAAATTGAGTTCATGTCCCCACAAAACTCGCTGGAATTTAACTCTGGGGGTCGTAAGGCTTTCCTATCCCCGACTATTTCTAATGGAACCAATTATGCAGCATTTGCATTTGGAGTCAATGATAGAGGAGTAATGGACCCGAACGCCAATTTTACAGGACTCAAAATATTTAACCAATACGGCCACCGCAAAGTTGTCCTTATTGGTGATGTACACATCGTGAAAGATTCTGTATCGAACAATGCACCTTCAACATCTTTGGCAGATATATTTAGATATATCAACGAAAACTTTAAGGCGTTACAAAGATTTCGTGACCAAAATGGTGAAGGATATCCAGGTTTTTACGACATAAGTCTTTAGAAAGGCAATAGATGAATACATCAGATAAAATTATAAATGCGATCTCGCATAATCTCGCAAATGCTATCGTTGAGGCTACAAAATATTCGGTCTTGTACGAGGAAACAAACGAAGAAAACAAGCGCATAAACGAGGAATATCAACGCGTAAACGAGCTATTGAGCAAATTTAACGATGTTTTGGATAGCGATCAAGCACTCAAGGACCTCTTTGATGAGGCCTCTCAAAAATTAGAAGAAGGTAAATAAAAATATGGATTTTAAAATCATTAACAAATACTTACAAGAAGAAGGACGCACTTTCGTATCAATCCGGTCAGCGAACCCTTACACAGCATTTGAACGTGTACTAATTGGTGACCGCACGAACGAATCAGATGAAGTGCTGATCCAAGCTGTACTTGGTCAAGTCGTGACCGAGCTAAACCCGGCTGAGGGTGTGAAGAAATTACAAGAGGATCTTCACACGCAAGCGCAAGAATACGAAGCTAAACTGGCCAAGAAAGACGAAGAGATCCAAAAGGTGAAAGACGTGGCGGAGTGGAGCGTACTCGCCCGTGTGACTGACGTTGACCACCCACTCGATCCAACAGTTTACAAACGCGGTCTTGAATTGGTTGATCTTGGTAAAGTTGGCACAACCTATCCAGCACAAGCGATCTTCGCGATTGAAGATCCAAACCACACAGAGAAATTCAGCGAAGGCAAGCGCGTGATGGTCCAAGTGACAGAACCATTTACATATAATGGAGAAACGCTTGACCAGCTCGAATCATTGCACCAAAACGGGAAGATTGGCATTTGGAAATGGACAGAGCCGAAACCAGAGAACGATCCAAAACCAGCGGGAGAGCTTGAAACTCAACCCGTCCAGTAAGCGAGTAGCTTGACAGGAGGGAGGGTGATTAATGGATCCAAAACCAGACGGAATTTTTGGGATTATTGAAATAGTCCGTGATTTCTACGATCACGGGATTGATGAACACATGATCGTGTTTGCCTTGATGGTTGTTGTTGCTTTGGATATCGTTTTAGGGGTATCCAGAGCGTGGGCTTATCATGAGTTTTCAAGCCGAAAATGGCGGAAAGGGCTAGTCAGCCATACAGCTATGATTTTAATTGTTGCAGTTGGCTATCCGTTCGCGTTATACATGAATCTTGGACCCGTGATTGATACCTTTATCGTTGCGATGATGGCAGCATACGGCTCAAGTATTTTGGCCAGTCTTTCGGCGCTGGGGGTAGAAATTCCCGGCCTCGATCACTTTATTAAGCAAAATATCGATCATGAAAAATTTCAACTCAAGGACGGCTTGAAAGAGCCTAAAAAATTGATAAATAAGAAAGAGGACAAATAGCATGAATCAAATCACAAGCATTATCACATCATCAGCAATGAGCATTTTAGTGGTATTAACAGGGATCGTGGTACAAGCGATCAAGAAATACTTACTAATGCGCGGAGGTAAGAAAGCGATCGAGATCGTCGAGATCTTGGCAAAGAACGCGGTCAACGCTACAGAGCAAGTTGCGGATAAGCTGGATATCCACGGCAAGGATAAACTCGAGCACGCTAAAACTAGCTTGATCGAGGGCCTTGAATCTCAAAATATCCACTTGACAAGCCAAGAACTCAATACCTTTATTGAAGCGGCAGTCAAAAAAGCTAACGAAGAGTGGAAAAAATAGGAGATAGAAAATGAGTGTACAACAATCTATCGTTAACGGTTTTACTAGTCGTCGCGGACTAATTACTTATTCAATGTTCGGAAGCCGTAATGGGGCAGATGGCACGGGTGACTGCTCCGGTATCATGTCGCAAGTTTTAAAAGAAGCCGGTATTCCGATTCAAGGCTTGCCGTCAACGGTAACTCTTGGACAACAACTAGCAAACAACGGCTTTTACCGCGTAAGTATCAACCAAGATTGGGACGCACAACCGGCCGATATTATTCTTATGAGCTGGG